GCCAAATTTATAATACAAAGCTGTCAAAGGCTCGCCTCCTGTAATCACCATATCGGTGTATGTTCCGTCCGCGATCGCTCCCGTGGCAGGGTCGAAAATTAAGGTATCTTCATTTGCGTTTGAAACTGTCCTTACGTCTGCACCTCCGGACGAGGTTATTGCAACTAAATCACCTATTGAAATACCGTCATCTTGCCATTCCCCAACCTCCCTAACAATTGTTGTGATGCCTCCCGATGATTTTAGAGTGAATTTATTTACCTCCGAGGCGGCAGCAAACCACGTTATCTGTATAACTTGCCTTATCTGCACACGCTCCATAACTGAGCCTATGAGGTTAGGGGCTTTTTTCGTTGTCGGATCTGTTGTAAAATCCTCCCCGTTATACAGCTCATTGTTAAGCTCTGTTGATACTATTATAGTCTCTACGCCCATCCTTGCATGTTTTTAACTTTTTCGGTAAATTGTTTAGTCGAAAGATCTCCTTTCCTTGCCTGCTTTAAACTCTCCCTGAAAAACTCGCGTGCCTCTTTATTCTCAACCGCGTCTATTTCTTTCTCAACGTCTAGGAGTTGTACCTTTGCTTGCTGTGTAAGTATTTCAAGTTGATTCGCTAATTTTTCAAGGGTGTCCATTACGGTATGATTATAGTTTCTTTCAAATTTACAGTATATTTTTGTCTTATCCAATAATCGACTATGGCCGTATCGGAATTTATGTTATACTCAAGCTTTGTTATTTTCGCTTCTGCCCCCTCTTCTGTTGTGAAATAACTATTTTCTATCGTCAATAGATAGTCCTCAAAACCAAAAGGGATTCTTACGCCCTCATAAACTACCTTTTGCCCATAATAGTCATTTTGCACGAACGATTTACCCGCGTGAAATTTATCGGAGAGGTAAGGCGCCCCGCAGATACTGCGATGATTAGAGGGCATTTTTCCATTTTTTAAGTATAAAATTTTCGGAGTAGTTGTGTTGTTATTCGACACTTTCAAAGAACCTACTCGGTTTTGAACGGCTGCCTTAAAGCTACTCCCGCCACCGAATGATTTTATTAACCTGTCCGCCGCGCCTCCAATTTTTGCAACCGCATTCTCTAAAGCATTAAGTTCTGTTTTTCTGTTGCCTAACGCGTAGGGTATCTGTACATTATCAAGCCCGCTAATGTATTTTGCATCGGCATTATTGACCGTTACCGCGTCCGTGATTGTTTCTATTGTCGTGCCTGTATAAAGACTTGTCGTCCACTCGTCCGAAATATCTGTCGCAAAACTTAATAATCTGTTTGCGTTCAATTCGTCGGTGTTATATTGCTTTGTCTTTTCAAGAACAGGCGGCATTTTGTAGATGCTCTTTTTTACCCAATAGCTCGAATCTACATTCTTAAATTGTAAAGTACTGCCCTCGATAGATAGTTTAGCCCTAAACATATTCTTAACCGCCCCAAACATCTCTGAACATAGGTACCCGTTATCTGTGATATTCGGCAACCCTGTTTTGGTACCCTCCGTTTTGAATATAAACCCCTGTTTGTCGTATTGATCTAGGTTGTTGTTTGAAGGTAAGAAGAAAAATTCTTTGAGTTCTGCTATATCAGTCTCAAGAGTATAACCTAAATGCTCTGAAACGTTTGCGAGCAACGTGTATAAGCTTATTACTTTATGTTTTCTCAGGGGAGAGACGAAAGTTTGTACAAGATCATTTATTAACCCCGTTACGGCTACGGTCAATGTTGCTGTGTACGCTACAGTAATTACCGATTTTGAGACAGCGTATATGCTCGCAGCTATACCTCCCGTTGCGCCCGTGGCGAAAAATGCAACTGTATCGCTTATAGTTTCCGCCGTTGTTTTTACCGCCTCCGCAAGTTCTTTTAGCATCAGAAATAAGGTAACACTATTGACCAGTATCTCAAATGAATTATTGTTTTTCTCTACTACGTACTCAAGACTTATGTAATCTTTTAAAGTAAAAACTTTTTGTTCTTCCAGGTACCCGTAGGTTAGTCCGCTTAGTCTGTCCTCTAAAGAGTTTAAGCCGTCTTTTTTCTGAACAGTTACGAAAATTCTACCGTTCCAAGATTCGTCTTTGTAGTCCTTTGTCAGGTTGATGTATCCGTCGAAGACTATCGCAGTATTATTTTTATTATACACCGCTATTTTCGCGGGCACACCTTCAAATATACCTACTCCGCCCGTTAGACCTTCATCTATTATATCCTTTACCGACTGCATAGCTTCGCCCACAAGCGTTATCTCTGTAGTGCTTATGTTCGCCTGTGTACTCTCATTATCGAATGTTGCCAGTACATTTAAATCTTGCCACTCCAGAGGTGCATTGTATGTTATACCGTTTATGAAAAGGGTTATGAAACCTTTTTTTGATAATTCAGCCATGCTTCAATTATTATATAGTTTATTCCTAGACCTAGAATCATTTTCAATTCTGGGCCCTTAATTGCAGCGTACGAGATTAGATACACCCACGCGGAATAGCAATAAATGCATAAACCGAGAGGCTTTAATATCTGCCTCTTACGCCGCTTTTTTCTCCACTTTATCCACTTTAATGTTAGATAAAGGTAGTATCTCCTCAGTATCATGCCCGAGTCCATGCACTTGTGAATAAATGCGCTCAGGCTTGCGGTCAACAGGCAAAACCCTATCAGAGATATAACACCCTCTACTGCCACAACTATTTTCATGTTTATGTGTTTTTATTACCATATGCCGCCTGTTTTTTTATGCGTTCTCTGTATTTTGTTTTTACTCTCGACCGTTGTAACTACAGCTTTCTCAAGCTCGTTATAATCTAGCCCTCTGTAAATTTCTTGACCCTCTATGCTCTTCTTAATAGAGTCGAGTTTTTGCCCTATCAAATAAGAGTTGTCCACTTGCGGGGTCACCCCTTGCGCTGTTTGCAGGGTTCCCGTTCTTAAAGCGGCGTGGTACTCTCTTGTTTTTGCAGGGTTTAGGATCGTCTCGTCTTTATCTACCCTAACTACATAACCGTCTCGGCCTTTCAAATCAGGTGAGCCTAAGGCTTGCCCTACTGTCTGCTCATTTGTTCCTTGATAAAACGAAGGCAGAGCCGCAACGAAAGCGGAGAGTAGGCTTATGTCCGTTATTGTAGACCCTAGCGCATTCTTATCGCCCGCCCCAACTTTCGCGGCGTATAATTTCAATGCTGTAAGACCTAGCTCTAAGGCCTTTTGCCTTTGTATTTGCTTTTCTCTTTGAGCTTCCAACTCTGCTTGTCGCTTCTGCTCCGTTGCTAGGTTTTCAGTGGTATTTTCCACTCCCTCGCTCGCCGCCTCTTCGAGTTGCTCCTGTCTTTTGAGAGTTGCCTCTATTTCTTTATCAATAGCTTCTAATTTCTCCTCTGAGCGTTTAGTAAGTACCTCTGAAAGTACTTCACTACCTCGCTCTAAAATTTCTTTTTGATTATCAGCTATCTTTTTTTGTCCTTGTTGATCAAGTTTTATTTGCTCCTCTAGAGATTTTTGTTTTATTTGTCTTATTTCCTCCTCTGTCTCTTCTGCTATTTTAACCCGATCAAGTAATAGGAGTTCATCATTTTTCAGTAAGTTATCCCGTCGTAGTTCCGCCTCTTCTATCTCTATATTTTTTAACTCCTCAAGTGCTTTCTTTGCAGCATCCAATTTAGCAGAATAAAAAGCGTCGTCTTGTTCTAGCTCCTCCTCTTTTAACTCTAGACGCTCCTCAGCTAGTGTAACCTCAACCGACTTCCTAAGTTCTGCCAAGGTTTGAGCTGCTTGCTCTTCTGTGTCGGCTCTTTCTTTTACTTTGTCTGCTAGATCATTCTCTAAATCTACAACGTCTTGTACTGCCGCTTTCCTATCTCTTATAATCTCTAAAATTCTACCTAGAGATACATCATCGGCGGTTAGTTGTCTTAGTCGTTCCCTAACTATCGCCTGATCTTGTTCGAGTGCTAGGGCTTCAAGGTCTGATTTTTGCCCTAGAAATCCCTCCACTAGGGCTATTTGATCCTTGAAAGAATCGTTTGTGATTTTGCGCGTACGCTCTATTATTACCGCTTGCTCGTCTAGAGTCGCTTTATCATTTGCTATTATGCGCTCATTGACCATTTTTTGTGCATCAAACACATCTATAGCGAAATCTAACTCCCTTTCGAATCGGTCGCGGCGTATTTCTGTCAAGGTTTTATTAGCATCTAAAGAGGCTATTAATTGCTCATTTTCAATTTCCTGTAGTTTTACCGTAGCTTCACTTAGTGCATTTACAGCCTCTTCTCCTATTTTTAGTTGTAAGTCTCTGTCTTTCAATATGCCTAAATTCCTAATATAGGACTCGTCTACCGCTTCATTTTGAGCAAGAAGATTTTTTTGTACAGCCAAAACAGCTTGATCTAGTTGTTTGTCCGCCACCTCTTTTTCAATAGCCAACCTCTCTTTTCTTATCTCAAGTGCGTCCTTTTGCGCCTGTTCTTGCTCATTAAAACTCTTTGTCGTATCGTCTGCAACTTGCTGTAAACGCTCCTCTTCACCTGTCAATTTCGACACCTCAATATTAAGCAGGGCTAGTTCGTCGTTTAGTAATGCTTGATTAGTGAGAAACTCCTCAGTAGCCTTGTTAAGCTCTACAAGATTGTTCAAAAACCCTTCGCCGCCGCCTTTAGCCTCTGCAATTGTCTTATTGTTTTTTGCTATTTGCTTATCTAGTTTTTCTAGCTCGGGTATAGTGTTCCCTTTCAGATAGTCTACCAAATTGGTTTGTATGAGAAAAAACCTCTGAAAGCTAAGTCCAAAATTCTTTAAACTAGCGCTTATGCCGTCCGCTTGACCTCTCAATCTTGAACCTATAATAGTAACACTATTGCTTAACTGCTCTAGCTTAACCTGTAGTGCTATTGATCCCTCCCGTGATGCTGTGAAGCTTTTACCAAGAACTCCGAGTGCGCCAACTATCAGCCCTATTATTGAGGCTTTCATAATAGCCCCTAGGCGTTTCCATTTTTTGCCTGTTTCTTCTGCTTTACTGCCGGCCTCCTCTGCGTTCTCCCCTGCGTCTAGTAGTTTGTCGCCGAGTTTATTCAGGACCTGATCTAATTTACCTAGGATGCCGCTAAACTCTGAGCTTTCCGATATCGCCGTACCTACCCCCTCGGCGTAGTTTCCGATATCTATTTTTTGTTTCTTTAGTTTGTCTGAGTTGGCTTCTATGAAGTCGTTATTTTCGTCTATCGCCTTGTTTATCTCGTTTAGCCTCTCCGCGTCTTGTACCTCAACATCTTGTAGCTTTTCTCTCTCTCTTCTTAACGTTCGAAGTTGGGCTTGGACTTTCTCAAGCTGCCCTGCCTCTTTATCCTCTAATACGAGTAGGTCTTTGAGCTCGTCCTTTTGCTTTTTTTGAGCTTTTTGTAATTTTAAGCGGGTTTTTACAGCATCCTCGTTTGTTTTGTTGAGTATCTCTTGTAGTTTCTCCTCGTCTGTGAGTGCTTTTTTGCGAGTTTTCGCGTCCTTCTCTTGTTTCTTACGTTGCTTTTCTAGGGTGGCATTTACCTTTACCTGCTCCGTTTTTATCTCCTCCAGGGATTTAGCCGCTTTCGTGTTGTCCTCGAGGGCTTTTGTTACCTTTTCAATGTTCTTGAAACCTTCGAGAGGTGTCTCGCCTGCTATTTTTGCCGTAGTTTTTAGTATGTCTTTGAATGAGGCCTCAAGCACGGACAAGGCGGCGTTTAAATCCTCCGCCGATTTTATTGTGTTGTCAAAAATGTTAGGCTGTACTACCTCGCTATTTTTTATTTGAGTCATTCGACATATTTATTAAAGTGAAATACTCAAGAGTTGTAAGCTCTTTACTATTTAGTTTATAACCTTGCGCTTTGCTCAAAGTTAGTAAAGTTTGAGTTAAACTCACACTTTTACCCGCTGTTTCTTCCAGCTCTTTTATTTTTGCCTCCTCAACGGCTGCAAGCGTAAGTCTCCATTTCTCCCCGGAGTTGTATGCGGCGTTTAGGTGCTCCGCCTTACTTATTCTTAGCCTTAGCATTTCGGTAAAGGTGTCGCTTTGCCCTACTATCTCCGTAATCTCGTCGTTAATTAAAGCCCATCTATCCTCTAGATCACTAACAGAAGCGAACGAAAGGGATCTCTTTAGTTTTGTTAACTCTTCCGTGGCTATTATTTCGTAGTAAGTCTCTACTGAAAGGGTGCTTATGCTATGTAGTGAGTCTCTTTTCAACCTGTAGTATTATGTAAGTTAGTACTGTTTTAGATAATTGCTCTAGGCTGCTCTGTGTGAGCCCTACGATATCCTCGCCGAAGTCGTCGAACAAGTTGCCGTCCTCTTTGACCGGGTTAGCTACTATCTCGAAGCCGTCAACCCTGGGTCTCACATAAAACGAGGTGTAAAACTCGCCTGTCTGAAATAAAGTAATTCGATCGAAAGGTAAGCCTGCAATTTTCTTTTGCTCTATGGTAAAAGGTGCGTACTCTCCTAGATCTTTTTCTTTAGAGTCTATACCTTGCTCGTATAATTGCGCCCTAGTGTTCAACTCTATTATAAGCTCTTGCACGTCTTCACCTTGCCAAATCTCGTATAAGACTTCGTTTATGTCCAACTTCGAGGCTCTCGCCGTTATTTTCTTTAGCTCATCAAACATAATGCAAGTTTATAAAAAAGGGAGGAGATAATTAAACCCCTCCCCGTCTTTTAGTCGTTTTTTATCCTACCTCCAAGGGAGATAAACAACTTTTTCAAGTCTGTATCTCCTTTGAATTTACCTTTATAGGCTTTCTCAAAGTCCTTAAAACTCATCGTTTTAATTGCTTCTTTGTTAAAGCTTGTTTTCTTTAAAGATAACATACGCTTAAGGTATTAAGATTGTACTTTCTAGCTCAAAGCCGTCTTTTACCCCCGTGAGAGTAAGCTCATCGGCTGCCGTCTGAGCAGGTATCACAAAAGTATACGTGCCGTCGGGCGCTTCTGTTACTGAGGTGATCACCACGGCCGTGTCTTGCGTCACGTTATAGAGCGCAAAATCTGCAAGCAACCAACCTACAACGGCTAAATTAGCCCCGTAATACCCATAGTCTAGGGTTAAGACAGACACAAAACCAGTTGTAGACTCTCCCGAGTTAGCCGCGTTCACGTCTAATAGCCCCGTTGCGCCTAAAATGTCCCCTGTTGCCAGGATCATTCTTAGATCGGCGTCGTTCGCTAAGATCGAGTAAGTGAAACCTATCTCGGTTTTCTGTACTGTCGCCTGAGTAGTTTTCACTAACCTGGTGTAATACGTACCCTCCTCGATAGCTACAGGGTATAGGTTTAAACCGTCTGTTGAGGTCTCGCCGATTATGCGGTTCGACTTATCTACTGTAAATACTGAGAATTGACCGCACTCACCTTGAGCTATCTTACCAAGATACACGGAATCTGTTTTTGGGGAGAAGCCCACGAAAGTTCTCTGCCCTTTATCCGTTATGTAGTCGACACCGTCGATACTTTCGGTCGTGTTGTCTCCTCTTACGTCCTCAACTGACACTAAACGTCTTGAAGGGTACCACCTTTTTGAAACGTCCGGGTCGTTAAGTCTTGCTGTTATATACGCGTCGTCTACCTCTGTCCCTACAGGGATAGCGTTTTTTGTTCCGTCGTCCGCAAAAGTACGAACGAATATTAATTTTGCTGTTACGTCCTGGATAGGCTCGCAGTTTGCTTTGCCTGTATTCCCGAAACTTACATTACAAGGACATGCTCCCATTGCTTTTTTGTTTTTAAGTTAATAAATTGCTAACACCTAATTATCAACAACCTAGATTTGCTTTAATCGGCAATGTAAATCTAAGCTCTATACCCGAATACACCTCATCAAATATGTGATTTACATAGCCTTTATTATCCATGAATTGCCCGAAATTAGCGTGAGGTGTGCGTGTAAACACGTCTATCTCCTCGGCGTTAAATAGAGGGTATTCTTGTATATTATCTTCTAGTACCCCTACGTAAGAGGCTAGTCTGTTTATTATCTCCGTATAGTGCTCGTCTGTTGTCCATTCCGCGAGGGAGTTGTCAAGCACGAACAACGCCACCGTTACCCGACGAGCGGTCAAGCTCTCGGGGTCGGCTATCTTCTCATCTCTTAACTTTTCGTAAAGATAGATGAGCGGCGATTTTTGTTTAAAGTCGTTTATGTCTCCTAGCAATACGTTTGTAGCCTGGGGCGTCCCATGGAAGAAAAAAGGGTTCGGAATTACTGCAAGTGTCGGCGATGCTATGACCCCCTCAACTATTACGGTAGTGCCTGTAACGCTAACGACCTGATACCCTAAAGCATAAACCGTCAAGGTCATGTACGCCCTGAGGTGATAAACCTCGGACAGCTCAAGAGTTGTTTGCTCTCCGTCGTCGGAGCTGCTCAATACTTGAACCTCTAGACTTATCGAGTTTATGAAATCTTCTATTATGTCCGCCGCTTGTTTACTCATTGTCCTATTTTATGTAACTTACTACAATCGCAGAAATCGCAATTGCGTAAGTTAATATTTTGCCTACGCCTATTTTCTTTTGCTCGCGTGCTATCTTATCAGACTCAAGCTGTGACTCTATCAAATTAACCCTACCGTTCGTTTTCGTAGTCTGCACTACTATTCCGTCTATCTTACCCTCTAATTTCTCAAGCCATCCTGCTAGATCTTCGTTTGTCATCCTTATTCTTATTAGTCCTCTACTATATGCCCTTGTAATTTTATCCTAAACTTAACTATACCTTCCAGTTTATCCCTTACATTCGCTACGAAACTTTCAAGAGCTGCACCGTCTAGTCTCACCACAACCCCTCTTTTATCTGAGCCGGCAAAGGTTATTCTAGCTGCCATGCCGAAGGAACCCCCACCGCCTGAGCGAGTAGGGTAAACTACGTCGTACCCTTCGACCCTAAAATCAGAGTTATCTCTTACATTGAATAGGTTTTGGCTAGAGGCGGCGTCTTCTTTCCTGAAGTAAACCCCGTTAGCCAAAGCTGTTAGGTTGCCGAATTTCCCATCGTCCCCCGCTGAGTCTAATATCATAGACACCATAAGCCGCGTTATATCCCACTTGTAAGGACCTCGAGGTGCTACCCCGTAGGGCTTTGGGGTTATGCTCCCGTCTACGTTCATGTCGACATTCTGTATGCTGCATCCCCCTGCGGTAGTGTATGTGTAGTCTAAGGGGACCTTAATACCTAGAGTGTATTGATCGCCAGCTATGGGCGTTACTGAGGCTATCTCAACTTGCGTTATCTTGCCGTCCTCTTGCATACATAAGAAATTCCCGTCTACAGGTACCAGCCCCGTTGTCTCTACGTCCACCTCCTCTGAGTCTTTGACCGTGTTTGTTAGTATACTTACCGTATCGAGTACGTTTGCTAAGAACAAGCCTAGTACCTCCGTGTCTTGATCTTGTATGAATACGTCCGTTGAGCCCGTCGGGGCTGTCGGTACAGGGGTGTTTAAAAAGTTATCTGCTAGTTCCTGTAAGAGAATATCTCGCGAGGTCATTCCCGCGGGTTCTACTATGCTGTTGAAATTAAGAGGCCAGTTTTTAGCGTTCGGGTCTCTATACGTCGTCTCTGATTTCAGGTATACTAAATCATGCAAAACTGTATCGTAAGAGGCTTTTGTACCTTGTGAGGGTATAACCCCTAGTATTGTGTCGTCCAGGGACTTTAGTATTATGTTTGCCCCTTCTAGTATTATTTTAGCTACTTCTAGAACCATGTGAGATACTGTTTTTCGGTGCCGTTAAATTTCGTGTAATCGTAGCTCTTGGGGTTTAACTTAATGTAGGTCTGTATAGCCCCGTAGGACAACACCCCTTTATTGTATAAGTCAAAAATACCCGCTTGCATAGAGCTTGAGCTCTCGGAGTTATCATTCTTTTCCTTTACAAACCCGTTCACCCTTCTGGTAACCTCTTGCAAAGCCTCATACTCGTATAATATTAAGTGCTTGAGCAGGTATACTATGCCCTTGCTCTCTAATATCCCGCAGCTGTAGTCTATGCAAAAAGGGTTATATATGTCTTTGAATCTATCTTCTGAAAATTCATCTGTCGGGGCCGCTAAATAGTCCGCTAAGAAATCGGCGTACAGGTCGCAGCCTAGCAAGTGCCTTAAAATTGTAGGTTCTTGCTCGTCTATGAACGCCTGCAGCTCGCTTACGCTGTATCGCGTTGTGGGTATTTTAGTTGTTCCGCTCTCGAAGTCGGAAGCCTGTACAAAATTAGACATATATAACCTTTTAGGGTTTATTCACTTAGATCTTTCGACCCTTTTTTTATTGCTTCTGTTTCGCCTCGTTCTAAATCTCTACGGATAGCCGCTTTAAGTTCTCGCTCTCGCTTTTCTTTATCCGCCGCCTCTTTAGCTTCTTTAGCTTCTTTAGCTTTCGCCGCTTCCGCTTTCTCGTACTTGTCTTGAGCTTTCTTAGCCTCTGCCTCTTTAGCTTTCGCCGCTAGTTTTTCGGCTTCAATTTCTTTTAGTACCTCTTTTCTAAGCGCCTCGAGTTCTTTTTCTTTCGCTTCTGCTTTGACCTTTGCTGCTTTCTCGGCTGCTTCAATTTTAGCCTTCGCTCTATCCGCCTCACCTTTCTTCCAATTGCGGAACTTGTCCCTACTGGATTTTTCGGCGAAGCTCTCAGCTATTAGCCTCTCGCCGTTTTTGTCGGGCGTCTCTACAATGTCCTCTTTTTTTAGCCCTGAGGGATGATCTTTTATAAATATTATATACATGCTTAATTCTCTTTAAAAAATAGACCTCCGCTAGAGAGGCCTATTTACATTAATCACTATAAACTAAACTATGGTTTTGTAATTGCTGTTATTGCGGTAGCAACATCGGAACATTTCATAAAAGCATTGGCCCAGTTTGAAGGAACAACTAAGTTCAATCGCTCGAAACCTTTTAAAGATGCAATTTCTTGCTCCCAATCAGTCCCGTTTTGGGTTGCTATTTCTAAAGACAATACCTGTCTGTCGATAATGTCCCCCTTTGTGGTGTCTATCACATAACATGAATTTTGTAATACTATCGGCGTCCAGATAACTTGCATACCGTTTAGATAAGGTACTCCGTTCACTAAGGTTACCCTCGTGTCAAGGTAGTTATTGTTCGCGTCCTTGAGGCTCTCTACGTTCAAGAACCAGTCACATTTATTCACTAAGATAGTGTCCGGGGTGAAAGCTTCTTGCTGTCCTAGCTCAACAATTTGCGTCTCCATTGCGAGTAATAGATCTACATAGTTCGCCCCTTGGATAGCCGCAGAAACATCACATGCAGGGTTAACCGCTGAGAACTCAGAAGATACGGAGTCTATAGAAGTAAGTTCTAAGCCTGTACCAGTACCTAGCAATAATTGCTCATCAATTTTAAGCGCTAAAGACTGATCGATTAACAATCTGATACGTGATTGCATGAAAGGGTAGTCTGCTACGAAGTCAAGACAGAAAGAAATAATGTCTTTAACTTTCTTAGTCTCGACAGTTACGAGGGTCAGCTCCTCTTTAGTTGTTGACGTAACAGCCGAACATTTAGCAACATTTTGAGCATCCCTAGTTACTAAAGACTGCTCTATGTATTTATAGAACTCCGTAGATAAAGGTATCGTACGAAACAAAGATCTAATCTTCGGCATTCGTACAGGCTTGTCAATTACACCGGGTCTTATCGTTGCAAGCTCCTCGCCTGTTGTGATATCGCCGTAAGTCTGCGTCGCTTTGCTTACCTCCGTTGTTACTTTAGCCCCCTTTGCGAGACTTGCTTTAGCCTTAGAGAGGGTTTCGTCAAAGGCTTTTTTCATTGACTTTTCGAAAGTGTTACCTGAAACCTCTCCTTTTCTCCTTAAAGCGGTAAGTTCTTTGCCTTGTATCTCAAGTGCTGTTAGCATCTCTTTAATCTGAGCAGAGTTTATACCGTTAAGCTCCTTTATGAGACCCTCTATAGTATCCTTGTTCGTCTCTGCGTCTTTTTGCAGCTCTTTAATTTGCTTTGCTATCTCAATGTCGCGCGCTTCTCTGTGTTCTTTTAGAGCCGTGAGGTAAAGCCCCTGCTCGTGTTCGTCTAAGCCGTCGAACTCCTCAGGGGAAAGTTCCTTAAAGGCGTTGTTTTTTATCCACATTAAAGGCGCTGCCGCTGTGATCATCGCCCCTGCTGAGTCTAAGCCTGATAAATCTATCGCGCTAAAATCAATACTCGCCGCCGAGGCTCCTAGTACAAAGGCTAATAAGCCTAATATCGTAAATAAAAGTATTCTTACAGTTCTGTTTTTCATTTTTAAAAGTGTTAGATTAAATTAAATGTATTCGTTTGCTCCGAGTGCTCGAGGGCGGCTCTGTTTCTTCTGTGGGGTGTCCTTTAGACGGCCCTTTTGGTGTATTATTGTTGTTAATAGTAGGTGTTACGTGGTTAGAGCCTCGCGTTACAGCGCTGCCTTCGATAAGTTTTGCCTCTGTGACGGCGAAGAAAAAACCCTCCTTTATGTCGTCTTTGTTGCCTATCTTATCTATGTACTTTTTCCAAGTCTTATACTCTGCGGGGTATTCTTTATTGTCTATTGCTACGAGGACATTTACATAGTACATTCCTACACTATGTTCTTTTACCCATCCGTTCGCATACTGCTCATGCATGAACCGCTTCGCCCTGATACTTAAATCCTAGCTCTTTGAATCTGAGCTTTTCGGTGTAGGCTTTCAAGTCTGCCCCGTCGCTTATCACATTTGCAAAGCCGCTCTTGTGTTCTTGCAAGTGCTGTATGAATTTGTTTTCTCGTAAAGTCTTTTTCCAAAGCCCGTCTATGTGTACATCTTGGTGTGAGTCATAAAGGTTAGTAGTGTTCACCGCTATCTTAACGGGGAGTATGTCGGGCGCGTCCTCCACGGCGGAGTTTTGTATTGACTTGTCTGCTCCAGGGGTCAGTATCGGAAATCCTTTAGATATCACGTCCGAGTTTTTTCTGTCTGCCTTCTTGGAGTATATGACCTTAGCGGCATACTTGTGTAAGTACGCGTGTATGTCCTTCTGTCTGTCAAATATAGAGGTGTCTATTCTCATTTCTTAATAAGTTTTTTGTCGGCTATTGCTTTCTTTTTAGCCTCTATTTTACTCTTGATTGCTTTCTCCATGCTCCACTAAT